TCTTCGCTGTCCTCTGCCCGCGCGGTAGGTTCTCTCCCTCCTTCCTACCTCTTGCGGTGGGGGCGACATAGCAAAAGTACGGACGTACAACAAGAGGGGGTGAAATGGTTGAGCAAGAAACCGGAACGCCTGGAGAAGCACCACCTGTACTGGCCACGAACGCGCTACAAAACACAGCTTGAGCGTAAGTTCCGCAATCATCCAAACAACATTGTGCTGATGCCACACACCTGGCACCAAGTGTTGCATCTACGCAACAAGCCCCCAAAGAAACCAAGCCCTGAAGCAATGCACCTGTTCCTACAGACCAACGGAACCAAAAGGGGGTGGGATAAATGATATGGTTCCAGGGCGAAGTGTCAATGGAGACAGTGCGGGGCATTCGCAACACGCTAGTTACTATCCACAAAGGCAAGGGGGGCTATGTAGCCGTTGTGGGTACAGACGCAGTCGCCACAGATACGTGGGAGGAGGCCGTGAACGAGGTTTGCGCGATGATGAAAGACTTGGACGGAGTTGACGGGTGCCAATATGGCTTTGGTTTTTTCTAACTACTTGACACAGGGGGCGTAACGATACACCTACGCCCCCACAACCTTAAAAACTAACCGCCTGCTATCAGGTTACGTTACCTCGTGTAATAAGCGTATTGACTACGTCCTTGTCATAGACAAGTTAGACGGGTTCTTGCGGACCTGCGGACGGTTTTAACAAAAAAACAATGAGACATTTTTACACGGCAAGGAGTAAATACAAAAACAGGCCTAAAGAATACAACGGCCGTTTTTATCATTCGTGCCAAGAGGCAAGCGATGCTCTTTGGCTCGACTTGCTCTTGTCGCAAAAGAAAATAAAAGAGGTAAAACCACAGTTTAGGCTAGTGTTGAGCGTCAATGGCAAACGGGTAACTACCCATATCCCAGACTTTCTTGTAACACTAAACGATGGGAGACAAAAGATTGTGGAAACAAAAGGGTTTGCAACAGAACTGTGGCGTATAAAAATGAAACTTACACAGGCTTGTTACCCGCAATACGAATACTTGGTTAACCCAACCGAGAAGGAGTTACTAAAATGAAAATTCAAGCAGAGCTGAAAAAA